CCGAAGGATTAGCCGCGTTCGCCACATTTATGACGCCGCCGCTGAATCCGACCGATCCAGTGGCGGCAGTGTTGTTATAGCCGTAGTTGATCGTATGGTGAATATCGGCCAGCGCGGTTTGATAGCCAGATGTAATCGTTCCATCGTAAGAATTATTGATGTACAGCGGCATATTCTCAGGAACCCCAGCTCCAGTAATAGCCGCGGACATCGCCAACGCCTGCGTGTTGCCCGGTAATTCCAATCCATCCGCCATCGTCACAACACCGCTGGAATTTGCGACGCTGATAGGCGAATCTGTTACCGCGCCGCCGACATACCGGATGAGATCGAATCCATTGCCCGTGCTGTAGTTGCGAAGGCTCCAAGCATGCACGCCATTGTTTTCTAAATACACATCGCTATGCCCGGTGCCGGATGTGTCGCTCACGTTTACCGATCCGCTCGATTGCGATACGGTGAACGACGGCACCGTCAGCGGACCTGTCAGCGTCCCCCCAGTGAGTGGCACATAAAGCGAGAACTGATAATTCAGCGCGTTGGCCGTCACGATCTGGTTCGGTGAAAACTGTGCGGACGCAATGGTCGACCACAACAGGACGACCGCGAAGAGGATCTTTTTCATCCGAGTCTGCTCACATCAAGAATGAAGGGGCCGCCGTTTTCGTCCAGCAGAAACTGACCCGGGAAGTCAGGCGATTCGATAGGGCCATCAGTGCTGACGGCCATCGGGTAACTGGAGATCGTGAGGAGCGCGGGCGCATTCGCCTGCATGCTGGTTCCAAACGCTGGCGTCTGCTCGACGATGAAGCCCGGTCTCTGGGCTGTTCTGAGCCAACTCATCGTCACCGGATCAACCTGGAAATAGCCGAGAGGAAGCACGCGCACGCCGGCCGCGACCATATACGCAAGTGCGTTCTGAATCTGCAGTCCGACCACGTTCGGCATTACCGGCATCGCTACTCCGAAATAAAAATGGCCGACAGCGTTGCGGCTGCCGGCCCAATCACCGCTATGGAGACAACGATTGCTCTGTTACCAGTCCATCTGGTTGCCGGAAGCCGGCTTGATCCAGTTGGGCTGCACGCGCAGGACATTGACCGAGTAGGTTTCAGCCGCAGGCGTGATGGACGAAGCCGTGAAATTGCCGTACGTGATCGCCAGCGTATCGACAGCAGATACGCGGACATTCACAATGCCGAGGCCAGCCTGAAAGCTCGGCTTGCTCACATCGACGTTATCGCCCACCAGCAAGCCAATGCCGGTCGCGGCGAACGTCTGCTCGGCGCTTGTGTTGGCAGCTACTGCAGCCGGCGTCAGCGCCAGATTGAAGATGCCCATCTTCTGGACGTTACCAATCGGGCTCTGCGTGGTGTCGGGCTGCGTGGATACGTTCGGCCCCGGATTGAAGCCGTCGACGTTGGTGCTTGAAGGGAATGCCATGATGTCGACTCCTTAGCCCGAGACACGAACGCCGAGCGAACGGTAGAGGCTCGACAACCCATAAGCCACGTCCATCCGCGTCGGTTCCGCGTCGTTGTTGATGGTGTACTGCGTCACGCACCGGATCGAGAGACCGAGGTCCTCGTCATATGCGCGACTCGCCTCGACGGCACTGCGCGGCAACGGCAGATCGACGAAGGCCAGCGCGTAGGCGTCCCGATGGAAGTACAGGTTTTCCGTCGAAGACGTGTTCAGCGTTGCGCCGCCGTTGAGCGTTACCACCTGTCCGTTCAGCGTCTGGCCCGAAGCCAGCGCGCAGTTCTGGAACTGGCCGCCAGTGATCACGCATTCGCCGATCGTCAGGTCAACCAGACCGCCAGAGGTAGCCGTGTACTGGCCGGTCAAGGCGTTGAACGTGCCGTTGGTCAGCGTCGCCGGCGAGAACTGCGGTCCGCCCGGAGCAGCGGAGCCGGTCATCTGCGCGTAGCCGCCCGGAGGCAATACGACGAACTGCTTGAGCGTCGTGCCGTAACGGCCACGGTTCTGCGGGTTGACCGGGTAGACGTTCGCGATCTGCAGCGTGTCGCCCACTCGCGCGGCGGCAGAACTTGCCGTCAGACCGGAGAGGGTCAGCACGCCCGTTTGCGCCCAGCCAGAGGTCAGGAACGCGCTACCCGGCGTCGAGTTGACAACCGGCGAGCCGAGCAGTGAGCCCGTTGCATAGTTCGCGATGTTCGGATCTTCGAACCAGTCAGCGCCAGCGGTCTTCGTGGCGATCATGCCCGTTTCGAAGAAGTCGCTGATCTTGGCTTGCGGGTTGTACAGACCCGACAGTGCCGGCGTCATGAACGCGTTGGCGATCGGGTGCATGATCGATACCGGCATCACGCCCTTGGGCATGCCTTCCGACACGAGCTGGGCGCGGGCATTCGTGAACGCCTGCAAGGCCTGCTGTGCGGTCTGGCCGGAACCCGGAGGCGTACCCGGCGTACCCTGACGCATGGCGGTGTTCTGCATCGCGAAGTAGGCGGTGTCGGAATCGACCCGGTTGCCCACCGCGATCATGGCCGGCTCAATGAATCGCGACTGGAAGTCGTCGATGTCGAGCAGCATATTGATGGTGTTGAACTGGATGTCCACGTGGAACTGGTACAGGATGTTGACCGGTACGTAGTTCTCCGTGCTGGGCTCGACGTTCAGCGCAGGGCCGAACGTGCCGATGTAGCGCGGGGGCAGACGCACGTTACACGTGGCGCCGATCTTCTTGCCCTTTTGCCCGAATTCCTTGTCGTACTGTCGATTGACTTTGTCCGACAGCACGCACATGTTCGCCAGAACCGGGAGTGCCCGGTTGGTGATCTGGCTGATTGTGAGAAGCTGGTTTGCCACGGAAGGCTCCTAAGCGCGCCGCGAGGCGCAAGCATGTTGCGTGTGCGCGGCTTAGGGCCAACCGGTGGGATCAATGACGCTTGCGGACGTTCAGGTTCAGGTTGTTCTTCTTGCTGAAATCTTCGATGTGCTCGCGGATATTCATATCCTTGGTGTCTTTCGAGATTCCTGCACTGCCTGTTCCTTCCAACGGCGTGATCACCGGGGCCGCCTTACCACGCGGCTTGCTCAGACTGGTGTCTGTATCTGCGCTCGGTGCAGGCTTGGCCTGGCCGTTGGATGCTGCATTGCTCGACGCGGGGTCGTTTTGAGTCGTGGATGCTGCCTTCGACTCGAATGGCGAGAGAGTACTCTCGATTTTCCCGATTTTCACCAGTTGGGCGTGCGGCGAGAGCTTCGTGAGTGATACCAGCACGTCAGGATTCTTGGCGAGGTAGTAGCTCAGTTCGGCCACCATCTCGGATTCTTCAAGGTACGTGCCGATAGCCGGCGTGAGCTGAAGGTCCGAGTTACCCACTACGGTTTCGAAGTCGGGAACGACCGCGATAGCACCACGGATGCGCTCTGCAGCAGCGTCGATGCGCTCCTTGTACTGGCGCTTCTGAGCGGCTTCCGCATCCTCTTTGGCCTTTTCGCGCAGCCGCTCATCTACCCCGAACTGGATCATGGCGTCTACGTAGTCATATTCGCTCGCGAAGTCCTCGCGCTTGGGCCTCTCGGGGGCGGCCGGCGCTTCGACCGCTGGCTTGAGCTTGGCTTCGGTCTCGGCAAGCCTGCGTTCGAGGTCTGCGGCGCGCTGCTCGGCGAGCTTCGCCTGGCTGTACTGCGCCGCGGCGAACTCCTCGGCCTCCTTGCGCTTGCGGTACTGCTTGCCGATGGTCTTCTGCATGCGTTCGGTAAGGCCGTCGCGCTCGGCAGCCGTCAGGCCGTTCTCATCTTCGTCATCGTCGGGCTCGACCTGCTTCCCGGTCGGCTTGCCAGCGGCATCCACTTCCGGTTTTGCCGCGCCTTCTACGGGCTTGCCGTCGCCTTCAGGCTTGTCAAGCGTTATGCCCGCATCGGCCAGGATGCCTGCGGTGTCGTTGCTGTCCAGTGTGACTAGGGTCATTGCTGTTCTCCTTCGACGATAGGCGAGTACTTGCGCTCGAATACGTCTTTGGGATTGAGATAGACATATCCGTCCTCTTGAGTCACGAGATAATCGCCCACACCCGGAATAAAGCGCGATGTCATCGACATGTTGGCCTCGAAATTCCGTCCGTCCTCTAACCTAAGCATGAGATCGGGGCTGGACTGGCACTTCCCTTCTCCTCTATCGGTAACATCAGTGACTTCGAGGATGCGCGTTGCGTTGACGTGTACGGGATTTGCTTCGTGGGTGAAATTCATTGCTGTTCTCCGGTAGCGGGTTGCTGCTGTTGCGCGGCCCGATCGGCAGCCGCATTCATGTTGTCATTGCCCATCGTCGTAGCCGCGAGCGTGGCATCGTGCGTGATCTGCTTTTCGAACTGCCGTGCGTCGTGATCCCGCTCGGCACGCGAATCGATGATCTTGCCGGTGACATCGATTTCCTTGATCTTGAGCGCGGTATCGGCCCTGACCTCGGTGTCGTGCGCCTTCACGACAGCCTGCATATGAGCCTTGGCCATGCCCTGCTTCAGCTCGACCTCGGCGGCCTGCAGCTTCTGCGTGAGCGCCTGGTTCTCGTTGGCAAGCGACTGGATGACGCTCTTGGCGCGGCTCGACATGCCCTCCATGACCTTCTTCAGGCCCTCGGGGTTGGCGGCCATCAGCCGGTCGGCCAACTCCTGCATGTACGGATGATCGATCGAGCGGAACACGAGATCAGGTGCGGTCTTGGCGATGATCTCGGCGAGCGCCGGAATCTTGAGCAGCTCGATCATGTTGTCCGCGCCCTCTTCCCGCTTCGTGTCATAGCCTGGACCGGTGTCCATCACCACATCGTACTTGCCGACCGACAGGTCGTTCTTGATGCGCTCGTTCGGGTCGTCAGAGGGCTGGTTGAGCGTCACCATCTGCGGCGTCGAGTCCTCACCGATGATGCGCTGCACGCGGTTGGGCTCACTGAAGTAGGCGGGAATCCAGTCGGCGATAACGCGCCAGCACTGCGCGATGGCCTGCGTGGTGTGGTCGTAATACTGGAAGTGTGCCTGGTCGGAGAGGTACTGGCGCTTCTCGATCGCGCGGCCCGACACCACGACGCCGCGCTCATCCTGACCCGGCTCATTGGACGCGCCTGCAAGACCCATCAGGTTCGAGCGCATGCCCTGCACGAACTCGCTGAAGCCTGCCTCGATCTGTGCGGGTTCCTGACGCGCTGGCGGCGGCACCATCACGGGCAGACTGCCGGTCTCGATGATGATTGGCTTGTAGGTGAGCACCGGATAAGCCTTCTGGTTCGCGTTATCCCACTCCGGGTGACCGTCGAGCTGGCCTTCTGCTGCGACCCACGGCGCCTTGGGCGCGAGGCCAAGACGCTTGATCTTGGCCACCTCGCCGTAGTTGACCATGCGCTGCGCATCCATCAGGCCATCGACCATGCCCTTGCGGCGGATCCTGCCATCGATATCCACCACGTTGCCATCGACGCGGAACACCGGAATATAGGTGCCCGGGATCACCTGACGCTCGACCACGACGAGGCCATTGAGCCGGAACCACTCGACCTGACGCTTGCACGACTCGCGTTCGTCCAGAATGCGAGCGCCGGCCGCCGTGAGCGTGTCCACAGCATGCTCCAGAACGACGCGCCCATCTCCGGGTTTGCGAGGCAGCTCGGAGCGGTACAGCATGTGCTCGTTGCCCTGCCTGTCGACGATGCGGTACAGCGTCTCTGCTTTCTCGCGAATGCGGAAGTACTCCGCGAGCCGGATCTCTTCCTTGTCTTCCCAGTCGTCTCGCGTGCCCTGGCGGTCTGCATCACTCCAGTTGACGTT